ACCGAAATCGGCATCCGTGAACTCATTGACCCCCTTGAGGAAGCGCTGCTCGGTACCGTCTTCGCGAACCAGGTCGAAATCGCGTAGCACATAAGCCTTGGGCATGTTGGGTATCCTTACGTGTTCGGAGTTGCAGTATACTTGCCACCCGCAGCCAAGATGATGGTCTTGGTCTGCGTGACAAGTGTGGAAGCATCGGCGGCTGCCGTACTAGCAACAGCAACAGCCGATGAAGTAGCCGCTGTAACCTTGGCCAAGACAGGGTCGGCCAAGGCGATAGCAGCCGAAATAGCCGCAGCAGCCGGAGCCGTCACAGGATCAAGTGACATGGCAGCAAGGGCTACCTGCCCAATTCCCTTGGCTGCCTGATAGAGTGCAGCAGCCGAAGGCAGGTCAGTTTCGACTGTAGCAAGCACTGTTCCTGCCGCCGCTGTTGCCTTGTCCAAGGCAGCACTCACCGATGCACAGCTAGATAGTGCTAGCGCTGGCGGCCCAAAGGCGATTGAGCCGACAACAAGGCGCCGCGAAGTGTTCATTAGCCAACCTCCACCGTGAACGCTCCGCCAGTCGCGGTGGCCACCGCAATCAGCGTGTTCTGGGGAATGTTGGCGTTGAAGTTGTTGTAGGTTTCAAACGCACCCGGAGCAAGCGAGTAGGTGCCTGCCGCATTGGCCACCGGCGGATTGCCATTACGGGTGTAGTAGATCGTGGCGGTGGCAGAAGCGTTGAACAGCTTCATATAGCTCATGCCGTTGGGAAAAGCAGTTTTCAGGGCGGCATTGGTGAAGATAGTCACGGCGGTTGTGCCCACCGTCTGACTATAATCGATTGTGTTTACTACAGGAGCAGCCATTGATTTAGACCTTTCGCAAATGCTGTTAGTTATGCCTTAGTTGAACTTATATCCCGTCGGCATAACCCAGCGTTTCTGGATAGACAAATTCGACCTGCCCAAGGCGTCCGAAGTAAGTTACTTTCTGCCAAAGGCTGGCATACTGCAACGGTGTCCGCTGTAGCGGGGTCATCGGGAAGCGCACCCGCTTCTTATCCTTGGTGTAAGCGAACATGCGATCGGTGCCGCCAGCGCCCCGCCCTGTCAGCCACTTCACAGGCTGAATATTCAGGGGTCGGCCATTGGAGGCATTGCACAGAGAGTTCATGCGCAAGAACTCAATAACCGAGATGTTGCCCGCATTGGACACCTTGGTCGCAACCAACCGGCTGTACTGAACCGGAGGGAGGCGAAGCTGGTCAGGCATCACAGCCCAGCCGGAGGCGCCCCAAATGCGCGTAAGCAAGGTATTCACGTCGGCCAGCATCTCGTCTGGGGACTTGAGCGCCCAGGTGACACCATTCTGTCCCGCCACAACGTTAGCTGCGGTCACAAGCGTCGAGTTCAACAGGCCGGGCACATTCAGGGTTGTGTCCCCAATATACACCTGCTCGTCCGTGTCCATCTGATGCTTTAGTTGGATGCCTTCCAACTTCTGCGTGTCGATGGGCTTGCCCAACTTGATCGCGGACTCGAGTTCCGGGATCGTGAAGGAAAGCTCCATGCCCCAGAGGTTCAGCGGATAGCCGGTCTTGCCGATGTCCAAGGCGAGGCCGACAATCTGGTTGGTATCTTTACCAATCCATGCCTTGCCGGATGGGTTGATACCGCCAGCGGCAGCGAAGGTGGATACCGTGAAGCTGGACAGTTCGTCAGCAATCGTGACATCTTCCCGCAGGTCGATGTCGCGGCTCCAAGTCACAAGTACCAACGGCTCGTGGACCATCGGGTCCAAACGCTCGAGTTGTGAAGTCAGGAAGGCGCCGGTCGAGTCGAGCGTGGCTTGGTCGAAAGTCATAAACTCGTCGCGCGTATAGTGACCTGTGCTGGACATCAGGGCCTTACGACGGCTTGCTAGGGTGCTCATCTATGTATTCTCACTTTCCTGCGTTATTAGCTGTTGCCTGCGAACACGTAGATTTCGCTGTTACCGCTGGCATCTTGCGGTCCCATGAAATAGGCGGTGGGCAGCTTGATCGTGTTGGCCGCGGTGACAGGATCGACCACTGCCTCGATGCCGCCCACTGGCTGGGACACGGTGCCGCCAGCGATACGCACCCAGACGGGGGCGCCCTTCACAGCAAGTGCCGTGCCATTGATAACAACCGAGATATAGCCTGCCTTCAGGATGTTGCAGATGCCGCCCGGATATGGCGTACCTGGAACACCAGCAGTCTCCGTTGCTTGGTTGGGCCAACCCGTCGCCGCACCCTGAGTGGGATAGGGACGCATGATGTTGCCGTAGAAGGCGGTCGAAACATCACCGGCGCCGAATGGGCGAACCTTGCCGGTGGCGCTGTCCAATACAACCGGATCACCATAGCGGGTGGGCGGATTGGTAGTCAGCACAAGCTCTGCTGTGATGATAGCCGACTCTACGCGAGACACGTTGCCGGGAATACCACTCGGCATACGGTATAGGAATGCGACCATGTCTGTAGGCTCCTTAAGTTACTTGTTTCCGTTCTGCGCCCAGAACACAGCGTTCTTGGCATTTAGTTCGGCTGCGGTGGGAGGTGCCTGCCGTGTCCCCGAGTCTGCGGTGGGCACAGTCTTGGGTTGAACAGCTTTTTGGTTAGCCATCTTCTTCATCTCGCTAGCTGCCATGAAGAAAGATGTTACTGAGTCACAGGTGATCTTGCCGAAGTCTACAGTCTTCCCCAGCAACAAGGGCGTGATGACGGCCCGGGTCTGATCGTTAGCATACCCCCCGGTAAGCGCCCGTCGCATTGTTTCACACATCGAGTTTTCGGTTGCGGTAGATGCTGCCGCCGAGTCGAAGCTAGGAACTTGAACGCCAGGGCATAGGATTTCCGCCCGAGCCATAACATCTTGGAAGGTGCTAGCTAGGGTGGAGCTATCGGTTGTTACAGCGGGTTTGGCAGGCGGGGTCACCTTTGGCACAACTCTTGGCTTGGGTTCTGGAACTGGGGCATCATTGGTCCGCACATTCGGCGGATCGGGGTCGGCGCCTTCCCCGTCGCTATTATCAGCGGCAGGGGGTCCATCATTATCGGCGTCGTCATCCGTGTCATCGCCGTTTAGTGCGGCAAGGATTTGCTGCAAGATGGCCATGACGGCGGGGTCGGCCCCAATACCTCCAACAGCGGCGGGGCTAACTGCACCAGTAATGGGCTGCACAGGTGCTCCGGCTGCTGGGGGAGGAGGAACAGGCGCAGCCGACACAGGAGTCGTTGGCGTATCCCCGGCGCCACCCCCATGCACATTTACGATAATGCGATGGGCGTTGCCATCCGTGGGGGCTGGCGCCCCAGTACCCGGCTTTTGATCCGATGGGCTAGGTAGGGTATCAGGACGAGCACCCGTCATCTCACCCATTACTTGATCGAGGGTAGCCCGATCGTTGGTTCGCCAAGCCGTTTCCAGCCTGGCGATGTTCTCTGCCAATGTGGGCATACGCTGAGTTCCCTTCTCCGTTACCTCAATTACGCGATCGTTACTATCCCCGATAGCACAAGTCGGACCACACCTAGCATTGTCCACAAGCGCGATGTGGTTGCCTAAGATGTTGTATTGCTCGCCTACGCCCGGCTGGATTTGCCGATAGCCTGCTTCATAGCCGTTGCTGATTTGGCGTAGGCCACGCATTTCGATGGCTTCAATGCCTTCGTCATGCATGATGAGAAGATCGGCAACCATATAGTCTCTGAGGCGCCCCTCTCCCCGTCGCACATGCATGGCATGACCCACCGCATGCTTCTTCCATGTCTTGGGAGTTACCATCTGTTCGGGGTGACTGATAACAACAGGCTTGCCGTTAAACGAAGCTAAGGTCTCTGGTCTAAAGACCTCATCCTCGGTTCTGTTGACATGGATAAGCCCAGAACTATCAGCCGTAAGCGGTATTTCGTCCCTAGCGTATATCATCGCGCCAATGCGCGCGATTGGGACATCCTTACAGATTAGGTAACCTTCGGGGGTCTTTTCCCGGGTCTCCCCGATCTGTTGTGTTGAATACCAAAGAAGATTGGGACTAGCCACCATTATCCCCCCACTTTCTTATGCCTGGCTCTGGCACGCTTCTTTAGTTCGGCAATGCGCCGAGCCTTGGCTTCGGGCGTCCGCTTGGCATGCTTGGCCTCATAGTGAGTGCCAACAGGAGTGGGGGTGAAGTTTCCCTTGGCATCCCTAGGATGGGAGACCTCTGTAAAGTTGTGCCTGCCATCGTTATCCCTTGGCTTAGGCATGGCATCTTTGTAGTATATATCCAAAATAACGTCAACCATTATCGAACCTCCTTATGCAGCTATAAACTTGTTCTGTTTTGCCGCTTTTGGTATGACAACCTCCGCAAAACAGCGGCAATTTGGTGTTTGCCCAGGATGCCCCCTCATGCCTCCGTTTCCAGCAATAGGGGGTTTGTTCCACTTAAAGTAGCGGCCCTCTAGCTTCTTATGGGCAGGTCGAACAAGGCTATCGTTAGCTGTGCGCCAGATATATCCCTCACTTCCGATGCTTTCTGCTCGAACTTGAGTAAGCCCGGAGGCTGTTCGGGACACTTCAGTCCTAGCAATGAGTTCGGCTCGCCAGCGTGCTATTCCGGCAATCCGCATCATCTCTTCAATGAAGTCTTCGCCCCGGCTTCCTTCGGTGAAGGTTTGAAGAGCAAGTGCTTGCGCCCTTTCGGCTGCCTCCAATGGGATAGAGGTTATCAGATGTGTCTGACTAGCCAAGAAGGATCGTAGGGCTTCTCCTGTAGGTGTTGTCCAGACAACTGCTTTCAACTCCTCGGCCATGGTCTCCGCTAGGCCAATCCACTCGTTAGGATCGGGGGAGACGCTTGGTCCCAAGGGGGGGATTGCCATTCTTCTTCGCCTTTGCCTGTAGATACCTGTTGCCCGAAGGGCGCTTCTCAGTAATGTTATTCCAAACCCTATCACGATCACGCCTCACATTCGCAAGCATCTCGGTGGCAGCTATGGGTGCCCAAGGCTCAAGCAAAGCCGCGTAATCAGTTAGTGCTTGGGCACATGCCCTAGGGTTATCAATGTTGCTCTTGATTATCATTTCAATATGGTGCGCTATCTTACCCAAGATCGCTACATACTGTTGCTCGGCGGATATCGGGATAGAGAAGTTATTCTTTGTCATGCTTTCACCTGGAAACAGCCCCGACCTGCAACGGGGGATGGATTACAGGCCGGGGCGTCTCGGGGCTGGCCGTCGTCACTCAGCCATCCCAAGTGGAAAAGATTATGCCGCTTTCTTCACCAAAGTCCGGCGTTTATGTGGCTTAGCGGCACGATCTTGGGTAAGCCCAACAGACTTAGCCGCATGAACATCTACCTGCTTGGTGTCAAAGTCAATATCGATCTGTACAGCAGACCCAGGCTCCATGCCGTCTTCTTGGTCTTCCGGCGTCATCAAATCTCCCGGTTGCATGCCCGGCAATAGGACAGGCTGGGCGCTAGGTGGAAGGCTTCCGGGGGCTGGCGCAAGGGATAGAGGCGCGTGAGGGATGCTAGCGGCAAGTGATCCAGCGTTAGGCGGCGTTGAAGCCATGCCTTCCATCCCTGGGATGGGGGGAGCCATCTTAGCAGCTTCAATCACTTCATCCGTGATGGAAGTCCACATACCGGAAACACGGCTATGAGCGCGTAACTCCTCTAGCGCTGTGGGCTTGTCCACCAAACCCTTTTCAAAGGCTTCCGCAACGGTGGAAGTAATGGCTGCTCCGAGTTCTGCCTTTTCGATCGCACTCATCTGCCAAAGGGGCGCGAAGATAAAGCTAAAGTCAGGTGGAAGGGTAATTCCCAACTCAGACCTGCACAACACCCTAAGCATGGATGAAACCGGACGACGCATTCGGGCCTCTTGCGAGGATTTAATGCCATCGTAGTAATTGCGAAAATCACTATCGCCCGTGGCATTCAAACCAGCTGGGGCTTGCCCAAGTAGACGAACGAGTGGGATTTGCAAGGCACCAGCTACTTGTTGGGCAAACTGCAACATCATGTCGCCCAGGCCGGAGAAGGCGTACTGATGAGCTTCAAACTTATCCGAGGCATCTAACAGCGTAATGCCCTCATTGGCTTGAAACATGCGGATGAAGTTAACTTGTGCGATAACAGCCTGTAGGGACTTGCCCCCCAGCGCGATGAGTTCGCGTAGCTTTTCAATACTTAATGTGCGGATGTGCGCCTTGTAGACTAGCTGAGCCGCGCCTTGAGTTGTGCTGTCATAGGCAACAAGACGGTCATACAGCCGCTCTAGGATGGAGATACCCCACCAGTTCTCGGCCTGTTTCTGGTTGAAAGGAAGCTCAATACCCTCAATCCGCATTACTCGAGAATAGTGAATAATTTGGTTGGGATAGACAGGGCATGATACAGAGGTTCTGTAGTACATAGGCTGCCCAGCGTCAGGACCGGGTTCAGTTACAAGCTGAGAAAGATCGGGCGTAATCATCCACCGATCAAACACAGTCATGCCCTTAAAGGCATTGCGTGCTACCCTATCGGGGTCCAATGGGGTATCCAATAGCTGACCATCAATCATCATTACGCCGATGGCGCCCCCATAGAGGCGCCCCCAGCGGACGGTCTCGTTCATCTTGGTCCAGACTCCTAGTCGCTGCATGGCGATCTGGAGTAACTCAATATGCTTTGACGTTAGCCCTGACAGGATTTCAATGCCTGCCCGGGTCATGTCATCGGCAACTGCATCCACAGCAACACCAACTACCCATGAACCGCGGTACGCCCATTCAAGCTGAATGCGGTTACGGGATACGGGGTTAAAGCCATAGGTGGCTCCCGCTGCGATGTTGTTCGTGCCATAGCCCAACTGAGCGGCCATGTTCTGGAAGCTGTCACCAGTATAAGCATTCAGCGCCACCCTAGTTTGAGCCTCTTTAGTTATTGCTACTCGCGACATGCGCGGACCCCTATTCTAACCAAGAAGCTTATGCCAAATGCCTACGCCACCACGACTTTGGATATACCCATCAAGCATGTACCGTAATGAGTCAATGGTATGGTTGTGCTTATCCACAATGATTGGTAGTATCTCTTCCGTCTTCTTATCCACCTTATAGCTATACAGTCGCATCTCTTCCGCCGTATGTGGGCAATGCGTTTCGTGTATGTATATCTTGTTAAAGCCTTTTAGGTGGGCAATCCCGTCCTCAATGCTGCCAGGCCACTTAGCTGCGGGTTCGATGTTAAAGCCACGGCGCCTAAGGTAGCTGATAGTCTCAAGTCGTGCACCATCTGCCTTGATTGGCCAAATCCTTGCTCCTGGCACAGTGTCGTAAAGAGCCGGAAGATCGTCAATGTCTACATCAACCGCGTAGGCTTCGCGATCAACATACAACTCATTTTTGTTTTCGTCGATCCATCCTCCTACTAAAGTAGAAGGGTCCTTCAAGCCAAAGTCTGCGCCTAGGAATACTCTATCTAGGTTCTTGGGTGTGTTGAAGGTTTTTATCTCATAGTGACCTCGGAAGATCGTGGCCTCGCTTATCTTTAGCGTTTCGCCTTCCCAGACATGGTCATAAGCATCAGGATCAACCTTGAGCATGTACTGGCGTTCAAGCTCCATCTCCTCAGTGAAGAATGGATTATCCTGCCAGTTAACCTTGATGATCTTGCTACGGGGAGGACTATTCAGCACAAAGCGGCGTTGGGTCGGGTCCTTGTCCTCACGCGGGTTCCAAGAAATCCAAATCTCTGAACCAGGCTTACGAATTGTGGGGATCAGCGTTTGCCAGCTTTCTTCGCTGACGGACTGCGCTTCCTCTACCCAACAAATATCGACACCCTCAGTGGACTTAATTTCCTGCACATTTCGGTGCAGACCCTTAAAGATGAACTCCGATCCAGTGACCTTAGAGATAATCGTTGTGTTTTGGATATCAAACCAAGGACGCAGGTTTAGCTTATCAATCCAAAACTCTAGCAAGCGATGCACCGAGTCCTGAATGCTGTTCTGAAACTCTCGGGTGCATAGGATAAGCACTTTACGAGAGTGTGCAATAGCAATAAGGGCTTGGGCGAAGGACCAAGACTTAGCCGATCCTCGCCCCCCATAAGCACCCTTGTATCGCCAAGGAGAGAACAGAAAATCATCGGTAAAGACAGCCGGGATATCAAAGGCAACAGCAGCGTTATTGGGATTTATTAGGTCCTGCGCTGCCAGCATAGACTTTAGTGACTTCCTGCCCATACCTAGAACACCCCGGCTACTTTAACTTAGCTGGCTACTTCTGGCGCAGCTTCCGGCTCCGGTGTCGGCCATGCGGGAGCCGCTTCCTTCTCCGGCGGCACTTCTGGCTTGTCCTCTACGGTCGGTGAAGCAACCGAAGGCGCGTAGATGTCCTTATGCTCGGTGTTGTCCACTACAGCCTTAGACACATGGCCGCCCAGCGTGGAAAGTTCGTCTGTGAACTCCGTCAGCATATCGTGGCTGTCAATCTTGCGCAGCTTTTCCACCATAGCTTGGATGAAGTATTCAACAGAACCAACAATGGTCGGCTGCTTAGCGATCGTGGGCAGCATATCTTGTAGTGACATGACACATCCTTTTGGTTAGGCAGAAAGCACATCGTGCAAGAAAACGAAGACAAATTCAAGCTAGACCTTGGAGGAAGTTTTTGGCGTATCCCAACTCCAAGGTCCCCATTGTGTTATGGGAAGCTTGCTGCGCTCCTCATAAGCGTTAATGATTGTTCTGGCGTTGTTGGCTGCTAGGGTAGCCTCGATCCATTGTAGTCGAAGTTCCCTAAGCTCCTCATCCTTGGCATCAATCTCTCTACTCTGACGAGCTATTGTGCGCCTACTATCATCGGATAGTTGGGCACGCTCTTTTAGGTTGATATCATTTCTAGTTTCCTCAGACTCCTCCTCTAATCGCTTTCGAGAAGCCTTTCGTCGCATGATGTATTGATACGCAACCCAAGCACCCCCAAAAGCGGGCACGGCAAATGCTTGCCAGACAGATGCCATGGTCTTAATTAGGTCTTGTATCCCACCACTGTTGGGGGCATCGGTCATTAGTTACCCCGTTGTGTGAGGTGTAGTACTGACCAGAGCGCTCCTAGGCCAAAAGAAAAGTATAAGCAATAACCAGGACCGGGATCGGGTCCCTTCAAGATCACAACTCCCAATGTATTAAACAACAGTACTTGTGACCAAGCACACGCCAATCGACCCGGTCTATAATCACGAAGGGTAAAGATGAGTTGTGCAGCACCACTTATCATTGCCCAGTAGCACCACATGAGCAACGGGACATGGTACTTAGTTAGCATGCTATAAGTAAGCAGATTGTCAGACCCGGAGATGGAGACTGCTACTCCCCATCCAAGAATACCAAGCCCTCCACACATCTCTATGACGAATGGGTCATGCTTTCGTACGCGCTCCAACAGTTGACGGGGCATATTTACTACTCCCAACATTTTCGTTGATCCTGACAAACATAACCCAGTAAGACAAAGACATGAGTATCATATATGTCCACCATCCTACCCCGTCAGGATTGCTTAACTTGTATCCCCAAGTCACTAAGCCAATGAAGAGCGCGCTAGCGAAGGCAGCGAATATCTGTAGGGGGCGGATTGAAAACAGCCCTAGGAGTCCCACTATGCCTGCAATGAAGCATCTAGATGCCCATTGCACTTCTGTCCCATGCTGGGCCATCCAAGTGTATGAACGGCTTTCTGCGAAAACAGTACTACCACTACTTAGTATGTAAGCCATTCCCAGAGCGTGAATGGATAGTATTAGTTGGACTATACTAGGACCCCTGTAGAGCAACCAATAACGTACCTTGCGCATCTAAAGCCCCCTAGCTTTTAGTGCCAATCGCAAACCCGAACTCTGGGAACCAAGTGGGTTCAAATTCTAGCAGCCACACCATCTGCGTGGCCCAGTAATAGGCGGCGCGGCGGATATGGTGGGTCACTGCGGCGGCGCCTCAATCGCAATCGCTGCCCGGCAGACACCATCCGTCTGTTGCCGTGCCTCCAAATACGACGTTACCGCCGTGGGATCGCCGTTGTCGTCGAAGGTCGCGGGACTGTCGGTCTGGGTGAAAACCCTAGGCGGCCCTTCTTTCACAATCTGATAGATCACGTCTGCAGCTCCTATCTGTATATGAAGAAGCCGGCGACCTGGTTGACGGCCACAGCCGTCGCGTCGGTGTCCGACGCGCCACCAGTGATGGAATAGGCAAAACCAAAGTTTAGGGTGAAAATCCCCGTGTCCGGCGCAAGGGACACCGATCCACCAGGCGGAATGCCGATCGTAAACGTTGGAACGCTCGTTCCCACCGTGGGGGCGGTCGTTAAGTTGTAGATATGGAGGTAGGCCCAGCCAGCGCCGGAGTTGGTGAGTGAATAGCCGTTCAAGGCTGCGGCCGCACTCTTCAACAGCGTGGCGTTGGTCGTAGCCGCCGATAGGACTTTGGCTAGGAGGCTGGTGTTAATGCCAACGGCGGGTGGCACCGCAGCGACGGTGCCGATAAGGTTACCGCCAGCAGCGATAGCTACGGTCCCGGTCACGGTGCGAACTGCCGTCTGCGGGTCCAACTGCGGGACGACGTTGCTCCGCGCGTAGCCCACCAATGTGGTGCTGCCGCCGACGTAGGTGGAAATTCGCGCACGGAAGTAGCGGCCCGTGACCGGAAAGATCACCAAGGGGATGCTCGCGACCCCGGATACCGGCGCGCTGAGCGCGGCGGATGGCGTGGTGCCGTAGGTAGGAAGCCACGTCGCGTTGTCGTTGCTGGTCTCAAACGTGACCGTGTTGGAGCTAGCGTTGGCCGTGATCTGCGCAACGATGGAGCTATAACCCGTCGTGTCGATTGACACGATGACGGACGCGCTGGATGCTGTGCCTGAG